TACACCGACTGTAACTTTACCGCCAATATTTATGTCTGCCAGTGCATCGACTACTGCTGCCCCACTGCCAGCACCATCCATATAAACCATTCTGGTTTCGCCATTGGGAATATTTACAGTAGCCCCGCTTCCTTGTTTGATGTTTATGATTTGTGAGCCACTGGTTGCGTTTTCAATAATCTGAATACGACTCATTGTGTTTGGTGCAATAGTAAGCACTCTGGTTGCGGACAAAGAACCGCTTGATGTGACCTTGAAATAGAAAGCGCGAGCAGGGTCTGCTGCACCATCAGCCACAGTGGTTGTTACGTCTGCATCACTGGAAAAAGACTCTTGAGTTGCATAACTCACCGCTTCCCCGATGAGTTCTAAATTTGTGTTTGTTGATGTGCCCCAGGTTCCTGATTCGTCACCCGTGGTGATTTCTTTTAACCTAAGATCATTTACATAAGTGGCCATACTTATTTCCTCCGTCGATTTATATGAGTATAACTCATCTTTTATTCTAACTCTACGCTGCTACATCTGTCCAATTTGGGTCCTGTGTATCACTGACGACCGCCCACTCAGGGTCTTGTCCTGGAACAATAATGCCCCATACAAGTATTTGGCTTATTCCGCCTGTTCCAACCAATCCAGTCAATGCAATATTAGCGTGTCCAACAGCAGTTATTGAACCTAAAGCACTGGTTGCTGCTAACCCTGTTATTGAAATAACGTTATTAGTAACAAGAGTTATACTGCCTAAAGCACTGGTTCCAGCAAGTCCTGTTGGATAAACATTGGCAGCACCAGTAACTGTTTCATCGCCTTGTGAGATCGTGGAAGCTGTTCCACTGACCCCTGTAATAGCAAAGCCCGCTGCGATTACTGTACCTACCGCACCTGTGCCCGCAAGTCCTGTTTCTGCTACATTGGCTGCACCTGATGCGGTGACACTCGCTATTGCGCTAGTTCCAGCAACTCCTGTTTCAGTTACATTAGCTTGACCAGTAGCTGTAAGCGAACTAACAGCACCTGTGCCAGCAAGTCCTGTTACTGCAACATTTGCCGCAGCACTAACAGTTTCTGTGCCTAATGCAGTTGTCCCTGCTACACCAGTAAGCTCAACAGGGATTGGCTCACCCCAAGTGAGTTGACCCCAAGTCCCTCGACCCCAGCCAGTGATATTAGCCATGGGCTAACTTACGCTATTCTAATAACAGCGTTACTTGCGTCTGCGGCTGGAAAGGTTATGGTAAAACTACCTGCTGTACTGGTTTTGTCTCCACCAAAATCAAAGACCGCAACCGCAGGATCGCCTGTAGCTGTGTCATTGAAGATCATGCAACCCCTTGCAGTAATAGTACAGGTACCAAAAGTCAAATCAGCAAAATCAGTAAATGCTGTAGTGCTGGAAGTGGTAGGGGTTACGTTAGTTAACGCGCTCCCTTTTGCTGTATAGTTTGTACCAGTTGCTTCCTGCGAAGTAGAATAAGCAGTTGTTGATGCGCTCATGGTTGCAGAACTGGTATAAAGAGCCAGATTAAAAGTGTTCCCGCCAGTCGTTTTAAAATTATGTACAGCCTGCAAAATTTCACTCTTGAAAGACGTACACATCGCTTGTGTTATAGCCATTATAGCCTCCTAATAATATTTGCTAAGTCTTTATGACCTTGCGCTTCCAATTGATTACCTATCGTACACATGTGGTTGTTAACCGCCTCTTTCATATAATAAGTAATTATCATACGGCACTTATTTTTAAAAGCGTGTGCCTGCACTTTTATTTGATCCGGTGCTGTGTCTGCAACCGAAACTAATCTATTTGTTGCCATTTCAGCAACTTCCTCTACTGTATGGCCCCTGTTGTGTGTGGTTTTCACCCCAAGATCACCAATGGCCACATCTACTTTAGCCTGAAACACTGTTAATATTTCTTCTTTTTAGCAGATTTCTTCTTTTTCTTGGAATAAACCGCGTCATCCCCAGGGCGAAGAAACTTTTTAGGATCGCCGCGCATTCTGTCGCGCCTTGCTGTAAATCCTGGCATTTTTCTCTCCTTAATATTGGCTGGGTTCTGGTGGCGTCAGGCCATTTGTTTTTCTAACACGCATGTGATCCTGTCTGCCAGAAATTCCAACCGGTTTTTCATCATCAATTTCTATGTTTGAAAACTCAGTTGTTTTCAAATCACCGTCTTTTAAATATACCACAAGTGGATCTTCAAGCCGATGGTATCCGTACAATTTTTCTCTTTCCGAAACATTAGTGTCCAACATCGAGGAAGTGGCGGCAACAGATACTTCAATTCCCCTGCCCATACACTTCGCCAACCAAAATTCACAGCAGGCTCGTCCCATTTCTCCAAAGTGAATATTTGTTGTGTAACTGAAATCAGCACCATACATGCTGAGTTTGCCAACATTGTTCAATGCTGCAAATGCAATTGCATAAGCAATGGTGTTATTCAAATAACCGCATCCCAAAACATCAATTATCTCCTCCAGCGGATACAACTCAATGCTGGGAACCCTTTTGTCCAATTGACAAGAATAAACAGGACATTTTATCTGTGGTAATATCTTGCGCATAACATTGGTCTGTGGTCCTGGATCATTCGTGTCAAAAAAACGCGAAGCAGGATCCATCATAAACACTCGATCTGCTTTGACCACGGCACACATGGAGTTGATGGCCCACACTTCATCGTATTCCTTGCTATGGCTAATGGACAGGTGATAGTCGAGTTGACTTTTGCCCATGGCAACAATCGCAACTTTTTTATCTTTGAGTTCCTCAATCATTAAACGCGCCCCCTGGTTTTGTCATAACGCATTTCTTCCTTGGTAGTTTTGCCTTCGGCCCAAGACTTTAATTGCGCCAGTTCTTTGGCGTAATTCTGTTTGTATGTTCCAAGTTCCGCTGCATCCAGCTTCATGAAAGTAGCCGCCTGCAACAGTGATCCGGCTAACATGACATTGGGCATATTGTTGGAAAGATAAGTGGTGCCATCGGATGCGCCTGCGGTTAGGGAAGTTGGCCGATAAAAGTAATGCAATTCAAAAGTATAGTTGTCATCAGGCGTAGGTGCCAGGATAAAAGTATCATTATCAAACTCACCATAATATTTGGGTTGCCCTGTGGTGGATGCGTTTGGAGTGTAGTCCCGCATAAACGAAGGATGTTTCAATAACAGATAGTAATAAACACTGGAGTTGATGACTGCCAAACTGAAGGGAGCGAGAAAATCAGAAGGCGTTCCCAAATACTGACTTCCTGAAGTTGCAGTTCCGGTAACATTTTTGCGGTAATAATTAAGCTCTACATTCTTGAGAATGTCTTCTTCAGTGTTTTTAATAAAATTGTCTAAATTGTTGGCAAACGTTGTTTCATCGTTTTCCATGTAATCCTGGATTGCTGTTTTCAATGTTGCATAAGTAAAGGCCATCAGTCTCCTCCTGCTAATATAGTACCAACTTCCCCAGTTGCATCAAGACCCTTGAAATCTGTGCCTATCGGATCATCGGTAGTGGTCATGCCACCTGGTTTGGTGGTGGTGACAACACCCAGGGCTGCTGTTCTGTAATTGATATCAGGTCTTGGATTGTATAATGCTTCAGCATCTGCTACATGTGGAGGGGGTTCCAGCTGTGGGCTTTTGGCCTCATAGCATTCCGAACAAACCTTAAAGTTAGTCCACTCTTGTTTTAGTTCATGCAATAAATAGCGAAAGCCGCAGCGATCACAGATTCCGTATGCGTATTTACCGTATGCATAAGCCATCTTTAATAGCCATAGGAGCGCATGTTTGGTTTTACCATCAACGGTGCGCGGCTTTCATCCTGGGCTAAAGCCCTGGCAAATTCATCCTCATAAAGAGATTTCAATGACTCCATTCTCTCCGGTGCACGTTTTTGTGATAAATAAAAAGCAAGCCCGGCAACCAAAGCGGGATAAAACCTGAACGGCATCTGCAAATCATTAACCGATCCATCTGCATCTTCAATACGCAAAAGCTGGTTCATTTTGATTACATCAGTGCTGTTCTCCGGAGCCGGCCAAACATATATTTTTGGCGTAACCAGCTTGTCCAGGAACCATTGGGTTGGTCTTGCTTTAGTCGATTTGGTAGGAATGTTCCAATACTCTGCACGACCCACCTGG